CAATCATTGAGCCACTCTGCTAATCCAAGCAGGGGTGTTGGCGGAGCTGTGTTGACTAAGGCTGTAACCGACTATACTGAACCGTTGGTGACGGGACTGACTGCCGATCTGGCAGATGACATCAGACCTCTAACCGATATGCAGACTGTATGCGGACGGGATGGTGTCAGATTCATTGACAAAATGCCTCCCAACACATCTTGTGGTTACCCTTTGGGTGGAAAGAAGCGAGATATCCTAACTCGTCTCGACCACGAAGAATTCCCGGAGTTCGCTTGCCCAGCAAAACTCGACCCCATTGCGTGGGACGAAGCTGAACGCATCGAACAATGTTATTTGAAAGAAGAGAGAGCTTACCCTGTTTTCAAGGGTTGCCTCAAGGATGAACCAACACCCCTTATTAAGGATAAGGTGCGAGTTTTTCAAGCTGCACCGATTGGTTTCCAATTGCTCATTAGGAAGTATTACCTTCCTGTAGCTCGCTATCTTTCGCTCCGACCACTCATTTCTGAGTGTGCTGTCGGTATCAACGCTCAAGGTCCTGAATGGGACGCGTTAACACGACATTTGCGGAAACATGGTTCCGAACGAATTCTTGCAGGAGATTATTCAAAATACGATTTGCGTATGCCGGCACAACTCGTGCTTGCCGCTTTCGATGTATTGATGACTCTTGCACACGCTTCCGGTAATTACACCGAACGAGATTTGTCAATTATGCGGGGAATCGCAACTGACGTTGCTTATCCTCTCATGGCCTATAATGGCGATTTAATTCAACATTACGGATCTAATCCATCAGGTCAAAATTTGACAGTCTACATTAATTCTATTGTTAACTCTCTCCTTATGAGATGTGCCTACTTCGCTATGAATAGGAATTACCCTCCTTACCGTAGTATGGTTTCTCTCATTACTTATGGAGATGATGTGAAAGGCTCGGTTTCTGCCAAGATTCCTGAGTATAACCACATCACCGTAGCTGACTATTTGTCCAAACACGACATGAAATTCACCATGCCAGACAAAGAATCGGAAGCTACTGAGTATATGATAGATGAAGAAGCCGATCTTCTTAAAAGGAAAAATATTTACAACAAAGACCTTGGTATGTTTGTCGGAGCCCTCTCAGAGGACTCTATATTCAAATCACTCCACTCAGTCTTGAAGTCTAAAGAATTGACTCCTGATCACCAGGCCGCTATCAACATAGATGGGGCGTTACGTGAGTGGTTCTTCCATGGGGAGGAACTATATGAAAGAAGACGTGCTGAAATGAAGCGTGTTGCGGAAAAGGCCGACATTGTTTGGATGTGCCGAG